TACATAGTGGATACGGGTAAGTTTAAAAAGATTAGAAAAGAACAAGTAGATATTTACGACATCATCCTCTCACACTTACTTGATGAGGGATATGCTGAAACCCCAGAAGCAGCAGAGGCTATTATGGTGAATATGAGTGAAGAGTGGAGAGATAGTATTATTAATCTGTAACAATATAAAAAATCTTTATAGATAAGGGAGAGCAATCTCCCTTTTTTTTAATGGCTAAAAATCAAATCACGAAAGACGAATTAAAGGTTCGTGTCTTAAAATTAAAAGATAAACTTTATAAAGATCATATCAGACCAGAAATGGACATGAAAGGACTCGCTCATAAATATCTGAATGAAGTTCTTGATATAATTGATGAGTATAGATATTGACTATGACAATCCTTGGATCTATAATGGAAATCCATTTACAAGTGAAGATATTGGAGACCATTATGGATTTGTTTATTTGATAGAAAACAAACTAAATGGTCGTAAGTATATTGGAAGAAAATACTTATGGCAGTTCAGAACGCCAAAAGGTAAGAAGAGAAAAGTAAAATCAGAATCTAATTGGAAAGAATACTATGGGTCTTGTCCGGAACTTAAAGAAGACATTGACAAATTGGGCAGAGAAAATTTTAGTAGAACTATCTTATCATTACATAAAACAAAGGGCAAAACAAACTTTGAGGAGACCAGACGACTCTTTCTCAACAATGTACTCACCGAAGCCCTTGACAGCGGAGACCCAGCGTTCTACAATAGCAACATCCTCAACAGGTACTTCCGAAAAGATTACTATGGAAACAACGACTGAAGATATTGTAGCCCATATCAGGTCGTGGTCTCTTGATCGTGCTGCTGATATGAGTGTCCCCAAAGGAGATGCCCGCGCAATTCTTGCTGAGTTTTATGAATGGATTGAACCTGATGGTGATGAACTGGAAATAGTCTCTCTAGAACCAGAATCTTGACAAGATCTAAATAAAAACTTATAATGTTAAAATCCCTGTTATGAGCAGGGTTTTTTATTATGAGACTTTGAGTTTGATTTAGAGCCGTGGAAAGTGCCCTTTGAGAAAAGGGTGTACCCCCTTTCTATACGGATGTAGAGTTCAATTAAAACTAGTGCAAAATTTCTTTACAGTAGCCCTGCCTCTTCTGGCAACGGTTACAACCAGTACGGCAACACTGCCATTCTCTAGTTATAAACTGCAAGGTCCGCCTCCCCCAGTGGAGACACAACCTTACTCAATTATTAAAGAGTTTGAACCAGAGACGACAGCAATCCGCGAGGTTGCACCAGCACCAAAGCCAAAAGAGAAAAGGCTAATTTGTAAAGGGTGTAATGAACATGAGAATGCTACCCTGGCATTTTTCCAGGATCGTGGTGTTAAAGACAGAAACGCCCTTGCTACCATCATGGGCAATATTCGTCAGGAATCTACTTTTATTCCTAACATTTGTGAAGGTGGTAGCAGAACCAGTTGGAGTAACTGCGGTGGCGGTTACGGACTGATTCAATGGACATCTGCCAACAGATATTATGGATTGGGTGATTTTGCTAAGAAGTATGGTGGTTCTCCATCAGATCTTCATACGCAGCTTCGTTATCTAACGACTGAGGTTCAATGGCAACGAATTGTAGATAGAATGAAAGTTCCTGGCAAATCTATCAATCGTTACATGGACTATGCGTACAGTTGGATTGGTTGGGGGCATCATGGTGCCCGCACAGAGTATGCCTATGATTATGCATCCCGACTGATTCTGGTAGAGGTTTGATATAAAAACTGAATAAATATAGAGGAGTGGTTGCTACTCCTCTTTTTTTATGTTCAATTTTAACTTCGGAAAGAAGAAACCAGATAAGAAGCAGATAATACTCATAAGCGTCATACTCAGTGGTATCGTAGCAACCCTCTCCCAATGCACAGGAGCGCCTCAGGAGCGTCTCTGGGACCTTCTAGATGAGGTTCAGAGGTCTCTGTTCCCAGGCACTGTAATCAACGATGTTCTGCTTCAAGATCCTGGTGTGGTGGATAGGAGAGTTGAGAGAGATGTTGATAAGGCCATTCGGGATTATGAACGCTTGACAGGGGACTCTTCTACACCTAGAATACCTTTGCCACGGTTGATAGAGAAAGCTCCAGATGAAGCTTTATGTTATTCTGAGGAGTGTAAAAAACTTGGAGGAGAAATGAGACTCTGTTCACCATGGGTTGACAACTGCAAAAAAGAGTAGTACAATAAACAGGTAAACAAATGACTCAATAGCTCAGTTGGATAGAGCAACTGCCTTCTAAGCAGTCGGTCGTAGGTTCGAGTCCTACTTGAGTCGCCTTGTCGATGTGGCGGAATTGGTAGACGCGCTGGGTTTAGGTTCCAGTAGATTAATCTGTGAAGGTTCAAGTCCTTTCATCGACACTTGACAATCAAACTTAAATAGTTTATGATTGTCATATAAGCGGGTATGGTGTAGCGGTAACACGCCATCCTTCCAAGTTGGAATCACCGGTTCGAACCCGGTTACCCGCTTTGGAGAAGTGATCCTGCGGGTTCGCCCAAGAGCTCTCCTTCTCCTCATTCCACAATAGCTCAGCGGTAGAGCTATCGACTGTTAATCGATTGGTCCCTGGTTCGAATCCAGGTTGTGGAGCCACGGGAGATTAGCACAGAGGTAGCGCGGATCCCTTACAAGGATTAGGTCACTGGTTCGATCCCAGTATCTCCCACTTGATAAATAAAAATAAAAAGAGTATAATGGAAAAACTATTCAAACTCTTGAGTGATGGTCAAGCATCACTTTTTGTTTTATTTCAAAAAACTTGGATATATCATTGGGATGTAGTTGGTCCTGATTTTCAACAACTACATACTCTTTTCGGAGAACAGTATAATACAATGTTCGAAGAGATTGATACTCTTACAGAGCATATGAGATATTTGACTATAAAACCTGTGAGCACTCTCACAAGAATTACAGAAGTATCTCAAATTAATCAAGCCTCAAACAGTGCTCAAGAGATTGATGCTATGGAAATGGTGAGACAGTTAAGAGATGATAACAAGAGAATCATAGAAATATTCACTGAAGTTTCTGAAGAAGCAGATCGTCAAAGACAATTTGCAACTTCTAATTTAGTTCAAACTATTATGGAAACTCACGGAAAATTCCATTGGATGTTAAGATCATTTTTAGAATGACCAGGATTATTAATCATGATGATAGTAAGATGCAGAGATTGCAACAAAGAAATAACTAGCACAAATAAAACTCAGGTTTGTGGTTGTCCAAATATGATGACTGTAAAGGGTGATAGTGTTTCAGCTGTTGACTTAAGTAGAGTAGTTATGGTAAACTCTACACAGAAAGAACAAAGAAATGTTCTGACTTCTCAAGACATTGCTTGGCAAGAAGCGAGAAGACAACGCAAAGTTCGTAAACTGGACTTTGAGATTCGTTGACAATTTGGAAAGGTGGTCGAGTGGTTGAAGGCTCCAGTCTTGAAAACTGGCGATGTGAAAGCATCCGTGGGTTCGAATCCCACCCTTTCCGTTTTAAGATAAATTACAAATTTAATATTTTCTTCAACAGTGTTACGGTATGAACACAAAAAGTTGACTTTGAAATGTCCGTGATTAGTATATAGTAGTATCACGGGAACAATCCTATGGATCAACACACCTATGATAATTGGGTGAAGATCAAGGCAACTTTTGAAGCCTCTGGAAACACCAATAACATGTTTTATTATCGAGCATGTGAGATTGTAAAAACCAAAAAAGATCCTCTTGCAAAGTTTCTTGGAGATGAGAAATGATGCACGAACAAGAAGAGTTTATTACACGTTCTGAAGTTCAGGAGATGATCGATGCAGCAATACGACGACACAACCGTAATGCTTCTATCATTAGTATGTGCGTTGGTTGGGTGGTTCTTGCTTTATTTGCTGAGGGACTTTTGAGATTGGTTGGAGTTATTCCTCCACTACTGCCATGGCTCAAAATCACTCTGAACTGATTTTCTTGGTTCCTTGGTTTGTTCTTGTGGTGATTGCACTTACAATGTTTGTGCAAGGTTGGATGATTATGAATGCTCATCATGGGTATTCAAAAAGTCCAAAAGTAAAACATCCAGAATTAAACGACGTTAAAGCAGGAGATCCTTTACTAGTGGTTAGATTCACAGAAGAAGATTTGCAAGAATTACATCAAAGAATTCTCCAACAAAAAATGGATGAGCTCTTTGAAGAACCATCAACTTACGAGGATGAGGAAGATGATTAAAACACTTTTTGTATTAACTGTAATTTATGGATCAACTATAGGACTATGGATTTATTGGGGGATTACTCATGCATATCCACAATAAACAAAAATATAGTTTTGCAATGTCTGCATTCGTGAGAATGTATGGACAATCCATTATACATAACGTAGACATCAAACAATTTTGTATTGAATGGTCTACTTGGGAAACTGATGCACCATTACAAGGACTTGACGAAGTGGACCAATACATGTATTATGAATATAAGAACTGGAGAGGGAGATGATTTTCCACTTAGTTGAAACACTAGCAGAAAGTCCTTTCTTTCTTTTTCTATGTGGATGTGGGTTGACAATTGTACCATTTGCTGGTATTATGTTTATACATAGAAACAAATAACGGAATGTAGCTCAGCTTGGTAGAGCACTCGCTTTGGGAGCGAGCGGCCGCACGTTCGAATCGTGTCATTCCGATCATAAAACTCACTTTATGAAAATGTATCCAGAACTTTCAGATCTTCAAAAATTTACGGTTCAAGAGTTTCAATCAGATTTTGACAACCTAATAGAAAGAGTAGAAAACGGAGAATCATTTATTATTACTGATGGGGAAAGAAACGCAGTGATAGTTCCATACAACGAAACCATAAAGTTTGCAGTAGAACCTGATGTGGACGACGATGTGATACGAATACACACCGACCACGAAGAAGGTTCTTGACGAAGAGTTCCAGGTCCTCTACAATAGACCTGTCTATACGGGAGTATAGCTTAATGGTTAGAGCGGGCTCCTTATAAGGGCTTAGTCTGGGTTCAACTCCCAGTATTCCCATCGCTCCTTTAGCAATCTGGTGAATGCAGCGAACTCATAATTCGCCTGAGGCGTGTTCGATCCACGCAAGGAGCACTTGACAGGTCCCCTGTCAAACCTGTATAATACATAGGTCAACAAACAAAACAATGACTCTTACAACAAAATTCAAGAAAGACGTTTCTACTCTTCGCGGAGCAGCAAATGGTGAATTTTATCTTGATGTAAAGAATCCGAAACTTTACAAAAAGGTTCGCCGCTACTACGAAAACGAAGGTGTAGTATTCTCTGGTGATCCTCTGGATGATTATGAAATGCTTATGGAATACGTTCTTGCAGATCTTGAATCCGTTGAGGTTGCATGACAACAAGGCTTCC